CTGGTCATCCACTCTATCGTTCCGTCTCGTTGTACTTGTGGGAACATCCTGTATTCTACTGCATCTTTGATACAGCTATCTAACAGGTAATCAGGAACGTCTATCTCCATCTCTTTAGGTACATAGAAAGCCCTGCCATTGTGTCCCATGGGAACATACGGGAGGTCCGTCTCTGATGTACTATGAAAGATGATTCTTGACAACATAAGTACAGGCAGGTCTACTTCCTTCTTAAGTTGTTCGATCACAGCCGGGGCGATCTTACCATCATCGTCCTCTTCAACCATAACTTTTGCTGCTTGAATCTTTTCATTCTTCTTGAGCATGTCGATGGCAATCTTCCTATCGTACTCTGCCAACTCAAGACCTTGCAGGCTTAATTCATCTACTACTTGACTGTCTTTCCATGTCCAGTAATTAATCTTGCTCATTGTTTCTCTCTCCCCTCTTCTCAGAGATCCCCTCATTGTTAAAAAGGATGTGGTGCAGGGGGAGGGAATCCCTACACCACACCTATATAGACCTTACTACAGTTTAGTCAGTAAGGTATCCATCTGCCGTAACTGCAACTTCACCACGAACCATCCAGAAGTCCTGAAGGATGATTGTAGTTTGCTGTGCTTTCCAACCAGCATGACCACGCTGAGCCAAAGGATCTGAGTCAGTCGGTTTCGGGTTGACGACCATAGGCATGATCGAAGCTTTGCCCTTAAGAGGCACTATACCGTATGCATCTCTTGCAAGGTACAGGATAGGATAGACGTGTGCTTCGGAGTTCGAATTTTCAATAACATTCGTTCCACCAGAGGCACCAGCAGATCCTACGGTTGTCCATGGTTCGAAGATTGTGGTAAGGACGTATCTCACATCAGATATCTTTCCTATCTCCCCTTCCATGGGTTTCATTGATCCGTACTTCTCAGAAGGAACAAAGCCAGCAGCCTGACGAATATCATACTCGACATCAGGGTGACAAATTCCGAAGAAGGACGGGGCAATTGCTTCCGTGCCATAATTGACAGTTGATTTCACGTATGAACTCAACGGTTTTGCCAACTGCCTTTTAAGTGTTCTTGTAGCGTTCCTTTGGAGGGAAGCTGCAAACACGGAATTAACGGATGCACGTGCAGCACCGTTAGCATACACAACGTTACTACCAGCACGAACAACGTTGAACCGGGCTTTCTCAAGGATGATAGCTGCTTGCTCACCAAGCACTTCAACAGCTTCCCTAAGGATAGGATCTTCGTGACTGTCAAGGATGATGTCGGTGATAGTAGTTCTATCGCCATACTGAATCAAGGTAGCCGAAAGGTCTTCCTTGTCAAGCATGGTTGCATCAGGCGTGACACCTTCACTCAGTTGCTTTTGGGTTGGATCGAAATTACCCGTAGCAAAGTAGTCCTGAGGTGTGAAGGAACTCAGGGAACTATCTTTCATAAAGTATCTACGAAACTTGATAGTCCGTGTACTGTTTGTAGGAAGCGGTTTGGACTGTCCAAACTTTTCCAGGATCAGGTAAGGGAAACCCCTTTCCAGTAAATCCTTGACAACAAATGCTGCTGTTCTTGGGGTGATATCCCCGTAAGTTGTTACTCCAGAACTCATAGTCGTTCTCCTTTATTTCTTTTGTACAGCTTCATCCCAAGCTCCGTCAAAGTCGTCCTTAGACTTCTTGTCCTTTGGTATCCGTGGACCACCTGACTCACCATCAACTGCTATGTGAGCCTTTGCCTTTGCTTTGGCTTTCTGCTGTTGGGTTTGTGACGATTGTGAAGCTTTGCCTTTATAGCGATCAAACATATCAATGATCTCATCGGCTGTGCCACTCTTAATGACAGTTTCAAAACCATACTGGACAAAGGACGGTTGCTTCTCAATCCACACTTTTAACTTACCCGAATCTCTGATCTCTTCATAGTCAGGATGTGCTTCCCTGATATCACTGAAGTGATCTTCACTGACAACTTCATCTTCCTTTGCTGCCCTTGATCCAAGTTCATCAAGCTGTGGCTGAAGCTTAGTTAGCTCTGCCTTTACGATCTTCTCTGCCATCTTGGTAGCTATTGCCTTGATCGGCTTCTCCAATGATGGGTACTCTGTTGTGAACTCGTTGATAGCTTCTGCTGCATCATCTGAATCATCACCCTCAGGAGATGTATCATCCTTGTCTGAAGTTGATTTCTTCGTTGCTTCTTCAAGTTTCCGTTCGGCCTCTTTAGCACGTTCGTTTGATTTCGAAATTCTACCTTCCCATGAAGACATCTTCTGCTCAGACGCTTTGGCCCTTGCTTCCCAATCTATCTCGTCAGTGTCCGTGTCTAAGTCTTCGACAACGGGTTGAACGATTAGGTCTTCATCTTCTGGTTCGTCTCCTTCTGGCTCCGTAGTGCTATCATCCGAATCTTTTTTTACGTTTCCCTCTTCATCTAACTCAGGTTCGCCCTGAGGCTTACCGTCCAGTGCTTCATCAAACGCTGAATCGAAGTCGTCCATGTCTGCTGCTTTATCTGGATTCATAGCCAGTTCTAAAGCGTCCAGTTCCGTTTGTTCCTCTTCGTTCAGTTCTGCCATATCTTTTAATTCATCGTATCTACTCATCGTCTCCCCCTTCAAGGTTATCCAACAACTGTTGTTGGGCCAATTAGATTATTAGCTGAATGCTCCGTCATGCCCTTTATGTTTCTTCTCAGGGTCAAAGCCCATTTCCTTTAGTAGTCTATTAAGGTACTGTGCTACTCCCTGATTCCTAAACACCTCATCCCCCTCTGCTGTGTCGTTCTTCTTTCTAACATCGTCCAGGTCGCTACCGACCAAAGCCAGGAAAGCTCTAAAGGCTGCTGCTTCCCTATATTCGATCACCCTCTTTAGTGTAGCTCTCATTTATACTTGTCCTTCCTGCACCAAGTCAGACTGATTAGGTGTGCCTGTTCCTGGTGTCATCTCTCCTTCAACGTGTCCACCGGACTTGGCCTTAAGCATTGCCAGTTCCTGCATGAACTCTTTGTCTGCTTTCTGTGCTTCTGCACGGTCCTGCTCTTCGATCTCGACAGTGTTCTTGTCCTTGATAAGTTCCATATCGTCAAGGTCCATAGCTTTGACTATTGCACGTAGTACGTTGTCTCTACGGGTGTACATCATATCAATCTCATTTGCTGTCAAAGCTAAGAACTGGTGTAACGATTCCAGTTTGACTTCTCTTGCAATGAGTGATGTGCTACCCCTTGCCTGTACGTTGAAGTCTCCCTTGATATGCTCTTTCTCAGAGAACTCCATATTCCAGAAGTACAGTCCCTTAATGAATGGTTTAGTTATACCTTCGTCAAAGTTCTTGACTTGATCTTTCAGTGTGATGTTAGCTGCACCCATTAGCATGGACAGGCCAGAGGCTGTCTTGCCAGCACCACCCATGTTGTCAGTGCTGCCATACATGTAACGTGGTATAGTTGTGATCTCATCAGCAGCAGTCTGGAAGAACCCGATCATTGCCATGAACTCATTGGTATGAGTGTCAACGTTATACACATGCACAGCTTGTGCCTGTGCTTCCATACCTGTACCCTCTCTTGCAAATACCCTGAATGGATACAAGTCTCTTGGGTCTTCATCAGCAGCCAGTAGGTCTACGTTGACTTCAACGATAGGTCCTGCTGAGATAGCTGCATTGTCAAGCATTGCTCTTACTGCACCATTGAAGAGTTTTTGAACATCTCTCATTATCTTAGGTATACCATCTCCTAAGATGCTGGTGTCGTCCTTCTCATAGTAGTACAGATGATACGGTATCTCTGATCCTTCGATGTAGGAGATAATAGCCTTAACAACGATGGGACCTAACAACCAAATGTTTACTGCTACGTCATTGCCCATGCCCTCAGGAACGTCTATGTCATTGTCCTCAAGAGTTTGCTTTGACATGTATCCCCAATACTCTATCATCTCGTACTTACCACGTCTCTTGTACACACTCTGACCGTCACTACCGATATTAGATGTACCAGCATTGGTTGTCTCTCTGTAGCCTTGGGTACGTTCTGAGCCAGTTGGGTTTAATGCCCTGAGGTCGTTCTCATGGTTCTTATAAGGTGCATCACCTTTAGGGTACATCTCAAGAAAAGCTTTGATAGCTTTACCGTTGAAGTCTTCCCTGTTGGCAAGCTCTAACACACGTTGCCTACTCTTAACGTGTCTCTGGAAACATCCTCTCATATTGTCAGATGTCCTTGAAGAGAAGTCAGGATAGAAGTCCCATATGGATACGTGTTCACACCAAGGCGAAAGCGTATCGACATGTACTGTTACCCATTCACCGTCAGGTCCAGGTAACCAACGTTTCACTCTCCGTTGCTTTACCAGTGGTCCCTTAAGTATGCCAGTGCCATAGATGTGTCCGTCCTTCATGACACTACGAATGATATCCCTGTACTTCAATTCTGAGAGTTGATCTTCCATCTCAGCTTCCATGGCATCACTACGCTTCTGTGCTTCCTTGTTAAGCTCCTTCTTGATGAACTGTTCTGTGGCAGGCTCACCAGTTTGTTTCTCGTACTGGTCTGCAATATTTTGTATGATGCCTGGATTTAACTCCGGCACTGGTGTTGGGTCAATGCCCCAATTCTTTTCCTTGTTAGCTGGAAACAGGAGGTCAGTCTGACGTGAGGTTACAGTGTTGACCTTTGTCCGTGTGAGGCCAAGGAATGCCTTTGATCTCTTAGGATGCATACGTCCAAGAGTAATTGGATCGTACTCACCTCTGTACTGTCTGAGGTCATCAATGAAGTCACACTCTTTGTCTCGCCTGTCTATCTCGTACTCATTAAACAGACTCTGAATGACACCACCTAATGGAGTGATGAACTCTGTAAGAGTAGTACTCAGGGCATCGTCCACGCCCCGGTGTTTTGAAGCCTCAGCGAATACCTTATTAAACTGATCTACATCTTCATCTCTTTTTTGTAAGTCCTGTTCAGTTGCCATGTTGATTCCTTTTAGTAGCCACTTGTACTATCGGCAGGTTGATTATAAGCATTCTTCTTCGGTTTGCTCTTACGTTTCTTTCCAGTTTTTCCTTCTGAACATTCAATGGCACCGTACTGTACGGCCTCATGTATGTGACTGTAGATGTTCTTTTCCCACTTCTCTTTAAACATATCAGCATTACTTGATCGAACATTCATAACCCCAAGTCTCTTTCTCTCAAACTTGAACTCAGATATAAAGCCCTTACGAATGTAGGCACACTTGGGTCCCACAGAAAAGCCGTCTAATCTTCGGAGGAAGTAAATAACTGCTTCCCTACGTTTGATGGGGTTGTTCGTTTTAGCATGTCTGTAACTCAGGCCACATCCTTTGATGATCTCAGCAGCAGACTTGGCATCGTTCTGTGATCGTATACCAGCCGAAGGATCGATGAGCAACTCAAAGTTGAACTTCGGGTAGTTGTTAATGAGATGAGGTTTCAAGTGATCATCACAGAATGCTTGGATGGAACAGTCCTCTGTGACGATTTCATCAAACACGTTCAATGTGCCTGTTGGAGTTAGCTGCATAAAGGCAGCAGCAGGAGTAAGGCCTAAGTCCATGCCTATGATGATTGGTACTCCAGGCATTGGATCAATCATCTTGTCATTGAAGTGAACACCGTCCTGGTACTCTGCATACACAGGCTTGCCTGATCTAAGCTCACCATAGCTGTTCATGATCATAACACTGACCCAATCAGCCTCAGCACCCAACACCTGATCTATATAGTAGTCGGCTGCAAGGTGAGGTACGTACCACTGTCCAGTTTCTTTGTTATACGTTGACTTGACTGTGGGCGGTTTGTTTATTGCTCCGGGTTCGAAGTGACCTAAGTTGTCTGCATCGGGATTGATGATGTAGGCATTGCCTTGTACATCAATCAGATCAGACTCTCCTGGTTTAACCATCAGTAGTGCTGGAGGTTGATGGTAGAAGAGATGTCCAGGTGGTTGCTCTTCTTCGGCTATGGAGTACAGCCAGTGGTCAGTAGGCACAGAGTTATAATCACAAATGATGAAGGGGAACGATGCTCCACCTTCACGTTCCTCAGGATACCTATTGATTCTTGACTTGAGCATCTGATGCACTGCTCTTGGAATTTCAGCAGCCTCATTCAAATGCGCCCCTGTAAGCTCCAATGACTGTAGCTTGTTGACATCTTCTTCCCTGTCCAGGGCAATAAAGATTAACTCCATGATGATCGTTGACACGCCATCGGGATGTGGAAGCTTTAACTCTCCACGGATAGGTGTGTCGTACACGATGTTGATTAGGTTCTTAAACCATAGCTGCCATGATTTCACGACAGTAGTTTTGAGTGCCGGATATGTGGCTCTGAGTATTCCATAACGTGAACGTCTTACCAGTGTTCCGTCAGGCTCCTTCTGTACAGGTTGCTGCATTGCATTGAGCATGCAGTGCCAGATACAGCCGGAAGACTTACCACTACCAACCGGACCCCGTATGAACATGTACTTCATTAGTGCTGCGTGTACACCCTGAAATGTTGGGTTTGCAAAATAGTTTAACTCCACGATTCCCCCTTGAACGTGTGTGCTACTTCTTTTTCTTCTCATCTTTAAAAAGTTCGTCCATAATATCTTTACGGGTTTGTTTCTGTTTCTTAATAGTCTTCTTAGCACCACCAAACGAAAACAAACCTAACTTGGCTTTCTTTTTCTTTTTCCGTGGCATAATTTATCCTCCTTTAGAAAATTCCCCAATCACCAGAAGTATCGCCCTGATCTGAGCCACCATCACCGTAGGAATCACCGTAGTCACCACCACTCCAATCATATTGTCCGGCTGGATAACTACCGTCAGCAGCCATTTCACCTACTTGCCATTCGGCACCTCCCACACCCTGGACAGTCTTTCCACCACCAACACGACTGCCACCGTTACCGTCAACATTGTAGTCAACACCACTGACGGCATAATCATCACTATAATTGCCTCTCCGTCTGTTTTGAGCATTGGCAGCATCAGCAGCTATTTTTGCATCGGCAGCAGCTTTTGCATCAGCAATTGCTTTTGCTTCTGCATCTGATTTTGCTTTTGCTTTTGCTGCGACACGCTTGGTCCTTGCGATCTTTCTATTAGCAGTTGCACCTGCTGATGCATCTTTATATGCTTGTGCTATTCTTCCCAACTTGGGAACACCATCAGCACCAATTGGGTTTGGGCCATATTTCTGTCCAGTGCCAGTACCTCCGAGTCCAAGTGCTGGTTGGGCTGCTGCTCCAGTGCCTGTGCTTGTGCTTGTGGCTGCATCTGCCATGCTGTTCTCCTTATTTAGTAAGCCCACACGTAGTAGGCATAGTATGAATGTTCTGCCCCATTGTCCAGCGTGAGGTTAAATACTAATGTGTGTTTTACTCCACCTATGTACGTGGACGTGGTGGGATAGTTAAAGTATGCAGAGATAATGAAGTCAGTTGATACAACTGTTTCAACAGCGTCAATAAGCTCGTCCGTGGTATCCGTTTCGTCTGTCAGTACGTCCTTTGGATTAACATGACCAAGATATGACTTCAGAGATATCGCTGATATCGTTGTACCATCAGGCAAAGCTCCATCTTCAAAGTCAAACTTGAATGGTCCATAGTCAACCGTTGCTTGATGTATTCTTATTTTGAATCTGTCGAAGTCTGCCATGTTCGATGCTCCTTATGATTGTGACTCGTCTTTTTCGTGGGCTGTGAAAGTAGTGATCTTCTCCAGAGCTTCGAATGTAGACTGTAAGGTTTCTGAAGAATTAAATAATTTCTCAAGTGCCAGTGCTTCGTTAGTCAGTTCTGTTTGGCCCATCTTACGTCTTCTCCTCTATCTTGTTTGGCACCTGAATGTTGAAGATGATCTTGTCATGTTCCGAAGCTGTACCAAGTTCCATCGAACGTAGTTTCGGATAACAGTACGCCAGTAGTTTCTCAAGCATGGTCCAACGTTTGGCCTGTGAACCATTAAGGAACTCAAGTTCGTCCTCAGAGAAGCCAGTGGTAGGTGATAGGTGTGCCTCAGCATTCTCCAACGCCCGAATAACCAACGGCTTAGAGGCATCACTGATCTCTCTATATAGTGCTAAGACTTCCTCAATTACGTTAAAGTTATGCTCCGAAGTCAGGAGGTGTAACAACCTCCGGCTATTTTTATTAGGCGTACCTTTCTCTCTGCCACCAGTTTTCTTACCCTTCATTGCTGTCTCCCTATTTTATCCTTGGTTGTTCGTACCACTTGATGCCACCGAATAGTACTGTATTCTTCTCAAAAGCTGTGAACTTAATTGTGTACGTAGTGTTCTGACGTAGTACCCAATAATCTGCTGGCCCAACAGGTTCCCCTTCTGGTGCAGCTATATCTGCCAGTATCTTTCCGTCTGTTGCGAAATCTGCATTAGAAGCTACTTCCGTGTCATACGTATTATCAATGTTTCTATTCATGTTCACAACTGGCACAATGTCACCATAAACAGGTACAACATGTTCTGTTGGGCCTTCAAAGAACTGTAACCTTCCATCTTTACTACTTCCCATCCTATATCTTAGATGGGTCCACTCAGGGATATCAGCCGTGGTAATTCTAAAATAGTACACTCCGTTCTTTGGTATCGGAGGTGTTGGCTGAAGTAACGCCACAAAAAGATTTCCTTCATTGATCAGGTGCTGTATTACATCCGTATTGATTATACTTCCTGTATCACTGTCCAACCTTATAATACGTGAGGCACCTCTTACCGTGAGGCCTCTCATGTTACTCATCAAATTTACTCGTTTTCAGGATGTCTTGTGATTCGTAATACCATCCCTGTCTTAGGGTTTATGCATCACTGTCTGTGTGTTCGTACCAATCAAATACTATCCATGCTGCTGTGGTGTTTGCATCTGGTGTGAACTTGATTATGTATGAAGTAGATTCGTTAAGTACAAACTCCTGTCTGGTTTCAGCACCACCACCTTGGATCGTGGCAGGATTCCCTGTTGTACCAAGACGTGCCTGATTTATCAGGGTACCGTCAGCAGCAACATCAGGGTCTTTCTTAACAAGGATTGTTGAAGAATTAGCTGTGACTCTATTCCTGTCTATAGCTGTTACAGTAGTACCAGGAACAGGCGAACCTTGTTCTGTTGGTCCCTCAAACATCTCAACAAGTCCGGCTTTGTCTACCCATATAGCAGCAGTGAAGTGTCCATGTTTATCTCCAGCAGGTGTAAGGATTCTCCAGTACTTAGGCGAAGCAGTGTCAATGTCTAAATCAACATCTGAAACTACGAAACCCCCGCCCTCATGAATCTCATGGTGAGGCTGACCGATTGTGATTAGTGCATTTGACAGGCTATCCATACGTAGCATCCTGGAAACGCCTGCTCTAATTAAAGCTTTTAACATTTGTGTCTCCTAAGAAAAGGCAGGGAGGGGTTACCTCCCCACCGTATAGATTAAGCTAAGATTGCTCTGCCGTAAAGTGTGATCACGAACTGTCCTGCTGTGTACACACCGTCAGTTGCTGCTGCATCACCTTCTGTAAGGTAGATGAAGTCTGTAGTAGCAAAAGATGGGTCGATGTTCACAAGCTTAAGGCCTGCTGCTGAAAAGACGCCATCACTGTTAAACAGATAATCATTGGAAACTGCTTCGTCATAGTCAATGGTACCTGCTGAGTTCATCGTGAGGTTGATGTCAACCGTTGCTGAACCTGAGCCTGCTGGAATTTCAACACATTCCATAGTGACTTCGGTTATGATTCCGTTCTTTGCTGTGGTCATCTCATAAATGTAAGCAGGGACGGTACCAGTACCAATAGCATCGTCAGCATTACCACCTTTACAACCAAGGCCCGTAATGTCAACTTCAATTGTGGTGATGATCACGCCATTCTCAGTTCTCTTGTAGGCCCGATTGATTCCACCAACGCCCACAGAACCTGCACCTTGACCGCCCACTTCTAACACTCCCAATGAAGAGGCACCTGCTATGTTACCTGTGACGTTTCCTGTCACTGCACCAGTGACTGCACCAGTAAAGCTTGTACCAACTAATGTTCCCATGTTGATACTACCGTCCTGAATTTTATCAAGCAACTTTCTCATCGGGTTTGCAATACCCGAAGGTAACATTCTTAGATAAGCATTCTTATTTGCCATGGTTGTTCTCCTTTTTTTATGCATCCTGAGTGCCAGTTGAGAAGGGGAGTGGAAAGTCTCCCGTTTGAATGAGCAGCTACTCTACTTCATTATCTCCAACTGTTGGACGTAGTGTCCAGTGTACCTCTTACTTTTTAGGTTTCTTCACAGCCTTAAGAGGCTTCTTATCTTTTGTCTCCTCATCTTTGTTCTCAATGAACATCTCATAAAGGGTGATGTGTTCCTCTTTGAGTTTATCTCCCTTGTTCATCTTATTTAAAATCTTCACGATCTCTGCCGTCACGATCTCGCCAATCTCAACCGTCTTTATGATCTTTGCGTCTGCTTCTTTGTCCCAAACAGTCATCCCGTTCAAATCCTTGAACTTGAGTTTCTTATGTTCGTTGTCACTGAACGATAAGTCTTCTTTCACTGACCTGATCAACTTCAACATAAGGAAGTTCGTCTCTGTTGGTAACAATCCGAGTAGGATCACTCTGTCTAATACTGATAATTTCATTCTCTTTCCCTCCGTTTAAGGTTTATGTTTATGCTACTCCTAAATATCCATAGTCGGATGTTCCACCTGTTTGCTCCATGATGACATCATCACTTACATTAGCAAACTGTAAAATTGAATCATCACCTGGATTTAAAATTTCGAGTGCTTGTATTCTCACTGAAATGTCTGTTGACGAATTAGCATCACCCATGAACACGGCAAGGCAACAATCAGTTAAGCTCCCACCTGATAGGTCAAGAGGTCCGTAAGTAGTGTTCACATCAAATGGAGCACCTTGATCGTCTATTGTATCAAGTAGGCCATTACCAGCACTGCCCACCCAAAAATTGTCGCTGTTCGCTATATTCCAATCACCATTAACTGTTCTATCATATGCCCCATCAACTACTACGCACTTATATGTCTGTACTTGAAATGACGTAGCTCCGTCCCATTCAATTCGTATCTTCTTTCCATCAAGATAAGCTCTTGTGAAGTTGGCGAAGAAAATTGCCTCTCCAAGACTTGCTGTTGTGGAGACACCTTGTACTTCCGATGCACCCGACTTTGAAAATGTCATAGCCGGAAATAAGGCAACGTACCTTTGTCTTTCTCTAAGGTATAAAGTGAAAGGTGTTGGTTCTGGTGCTGGAGCATCTGCACCATAAATATTTGCTATGTTAGCAATGTCCACGCCACTTACTTTAGCAATGTTGGCAATATCCACTGTGCTTATTTTTGAGATGTCTGCCATTATGCCACTCCATTTATCTTTGCAATGGTTGCAATGTCAACTGTATTAATCAAACTGACGTTAGCTTTGTCAATGCCTGCTATTTTCGAAACATTTGCCGGACCAGATGCTAAGGGAACAGCTATGTCCAGGTTCTGAAAGAACCCATCTATAGTTCCTGAAGCTGCGTCCTCCATTGATGCTGTGTAAATATATCTGTAATCAATTTTGGTATCTGGATCACATATTACTACATCAATAACGGCTCCAGTATGACTTCCAGTTCGTATGGTTAATGTGTATCTACCATTGGCCCCTATAGTTTCATCCCTGTTAAAGGTACAGTAGTATGTAACACCATAAGATAGTGCTACTGAGCCGTTGGCGTCTCTTTGGCTCCCATTTCTCCAAGCTGACAAAACCATAGTAGGTGTTGTTGTAATCTGTATTCTTACACAATCATCTGTTGTTGCTATAAAATCAGAATGACCAATAATATTGGCTAATATAAACATACCAGGAACTTTGCCAACACCTACTTTATTAGAAAACTGACACTCAAACTGCATGTTTACATCGTCTGAGAAATTATCAATGCCGAAGTCATCGTAAGCATAACTGTCAGAAGCTCTTGCCAATGTTACCCATGAGATTTGGGTTGCTCCAAGTGTGATATCATTACCTGGATCTACCTCAGTCCAGGCTGCTAAATTTTGAAAGGCCATAATATATCCTTTTAAGCTATTTCAATTAACGTTAGATCTGGATCAAACCAGATAGTGTCGTCAGTAAGTGCATAACCAACCACCTGAACCTGATCACCAGAACCGGATGGGGCAGTTTCCGTAAACCCACCTGCTGCAACATCCACATAAATTGTTACACCAGGAGCAGACCAATCCCAAACGTCATGGGTAAACATTCCACGAATGAGTAATACCTTTTCCGTTGAAGCTTCATAATCCTCACCTGCTATAGCAACACATGGCATGGATGCAGCAGCATCAGCATCACTGTGTTCGTAGTTACCGTCTGCTGCAAGGAACAAACCTTCGCCAGCAATAGCAGCAGCCGTGTCAATAATTCTTTCGATGATGTCACCCTGATATTTTCCATCTACACTGGATGGACCTTCAAACAATCTCCAATCAACCATAAAGTTTGTGCTGTTAACTTCCAGTTGAGTCTTTGAAGGATTGTACTTAAGCATGGTAGTGTTTCCCGTTGGGCCGAACATGAAGTTGTCTTCGTCTATCTGCATCTTATACTCGTCAACGCCAAAGCCTGCCCTGTAACTGGTAGGAACTTGGAAAGTAATTATTCCACCTGTGTCATCATCATCGGCTGCAAAGACAACCTGACCTATACCACCTGCTGCATTGTCAAGACCAAAGGTAACTGTACCTCCTGGTGTAATGAATGACCAATTATTACTACCGTCATTCACGAAGGAATGGTCAGAGCCTGCATGTAAACTCATCACGGCCCCTTCAACTTCAATTTCAAAAGTGTTTGCAGAATAACCAACATCTGCTGAGGCGTAGAAGACAACCTTACCACCTTGCTGTGATGTTGGGGCTGCACCCCAAAGGTTGAGTTGACCATATCTTCCAGCAGATTCTTGTATACCAATGTCTACCAGGCCCTGTGGGATCTTTACGACTTCTGCACCAAGGACATCAGTTTCAACACCAGTAGTGAACACACCGAAAGTTGCACCTGCACCTGTAGCAGCCGAACCATCAACGTGAAAACCATAAGCTGCTGTATCAATGTCACCTTCAAAAGTAACCTTAGTACCATAAGCTGTACCTAACGTTCCACCGAAGTTTGCAATGTAGAAATTTACACCATAAGCAGTTGTAGTGGTTCCACCATCAACAAAAAGCTGGCCCTCAAAACAATAGTTGTCAGTAACTGTTCCGGCAGCTTGGTTCGTAAAAGCAAACACAACGTTGTTATATGCATATGTTCCAGCCGTTATGATTGATCTAAAGACTCCACCCGATTGATTCATAAGGTGACCACTGTTAACAATATTACCAGTGACATCTTGATAGAAGCCCACAACAGACGTGTTGGCTGTAAGTGTTCCTGTTGTGTTCAGGTCTTGCTCAAAGCCGTACTGATCTATTGAACCTAAATCAAAGGTATGTGTTTGGGCAACAACGTCACCTAATTCCAGAATATTAAAAATCTTAAGACCGTCTGCATCTCTGAAACGCCACTTAGGAGATTCGGCACCGTCATAGATAAAAGAAGTTAAGTCTACATCAGGTCCAATATCAAGTGAAGCTTCGCCTACTCTGATCCTGAAATAGTCAATCGTACCGTCAGAACCTGGATCAGTGAACATCTTAATCGATCCACCGCCCTCTTCGTTTTTAGCATGGAGGACAATGTCACCTCCTATAGAGTCTACTACACCGACCGACAATGTTCCACCTGGAACTGACAAAGTTGATGCTACAACAGAACCTGCTGTGACAACTGAGTTTGCAATGTCAGCACCAGAGTTAACGATTACTGCTGTATCGACTGCAAGAACATTACCTGTTAAGGCACCAGCTACTGAGCCAGTAAAACTTGCTGTGATCATTCCTGTAGTGGAGTTGTAAAGCAACCCACCATCTGTTTTTACTGCCATGTCACCTGTAGCAGAGTCGAATAGTGCTATAAAGGACGTAGCATCTGTGCTGTCCACTACTGTCACTGTTGCTGCTAAGGTTGCTGTGTCAGCATTACCTACGATGTCACCTTCTATGTCATTGATCAGTGTGGCCCCACTCTTAAACAGTTTCCACAAAGGGACTCTGATTGCAAGTGGTAATTGATTGAGATAACTTTTTCTGTTTGCCATTTTACTTCTCCGTTAACCCCTCCTGGTTGTCGGCTACGACTGCCCTTGACCCTCCGTTCATTTCCTTGTCGAGTAGTTCCTTTATTTCATCATCGGACATATCATGGTAAGTCACACATGGCGGTGCCAATGGTTCACCGTCTGTATATTTGAGTACTGTTGGATCTCCAATGGCCCAAGCACGTTTCATCCAATCTCTCATGACTTTAATTTTCATAAGCTCAGATTGTTCCTTGTCGTACACAACCATGTAACAGCCCTCTTCGATTTCGTTCTCCCACCACTTTGACATCTCTGTTTCTTCGTACTTAGTAGTGTCACCGTGGTTCATTTCCAATTCGGTACAGCCACGTTTCAAAGTAACCGAAACGTCCGGTCCAAGATAACCGTCTACCATCTGCCGTACTTCCTTGTACCTGTCTAAGCCTTGCTGCAACCCACGACAGTAGAAGTACCCACCGTAGGACCCATTGACGTAGTCCCTGTCCTCTGTGCCACACTTGCAGTAGCACTCAGGGTCTGCCTGTACCATCATCTGTTGCATCACGTTCAGCTTGAATAATTCTTCGAAGCTGTTGGGCCTTACTACTACCTTATAGCAGGCCATGCATTTGGAATGTACAAACCCGAATAGGTCTGCAATGTTTCTCCACCAAGTACAATGGTAATTGATAGGGTTGTTTGTGTACATCCACGGACAGTCTACTTCAACGCTCATGTCACCCTTGAACTCTGAGGTACTCCAAATCTTTCCATCGGAGTGGTTCACCATGTAACTACCATCTTTAATCAGTGGCTTGAAAACAGTTACGATATCTTTTGCACAAATGTTTTTATGTAGGGACATTACACTGTCCTCCACACGTTATAATGGTCTTGTCAGTGTAGTCAGGCTGTGGAGTATAATAGATAGGTGGGTAATAGTAGGTTTGTGTCATTGGTGCTACACAATCGTCATGCTTGTCGTTCCATTCTTTGACCAAGGCTGTAACATCTGATGCCCACTGGCTGTCAAAGACTGCACTACAACCACATTTACAAGTTAGTTCAATTTTCATATTCCCTCCAGAATAAAGAAATGGCAAAGGGGATTTCTCCCCTATGCCATGGTTAAACGTTTTTAATTGGAATCCCAATTGTCGGACATTGGCAGAAGACCACCTGTCAACTGCATGAACGTGTCAGTAATACTTGCTGCACTGAGAAGAGTAGTTCCCACAACGAACGGAGAAGCTGACGCATTCTTAATGTGCAATATCCCAACCGGACAATATGTCTTGGGATCAACTTGAGGCATCTCAAACCTTGCTCCAGTTGTAGTAAGGACTTCGTCACCAGCGATCCAAACTGAAAGCTGACCATCTTCCATCGCTGTCACTACAAACCATTGGTCGGTTAGAGTAGTGATGGATTTGCCGGAAGCATTGACTGCTGCATGTGGTGCAACTTCCCAAAAGCCAGCCCATGAGCCTGACTTAAAAGGTTCATTACCTGGAACTTCAGGGGTCTGATTTGCATCAGTCACGGAAGTATGGGCCAGGGTACATCTGATTCTCTTACTCTTATGCCAACGAATGTCGTTGTAGACATAAGCTGTGGCACCTGCCCACGCTGTCTTTGTAACTTCGGTTGTGTCTGCACTGATATCAATTTCGTCAGCAGCAGCCACGATAGGTTGACCATTGATTACCATGTTCTTCCCACCAGTGGATTTAACATCGGACGCTGTAGAACCAATTGCCACAACTTGTGACTCTGTGTTAAATGTATTCATATATCCAACCAGTTCTTGCTGAGGCTTAAAGCTAAACTTATTTTGGATCTGTGTTATATCTCTTGTAGTTACTAAACTGTCACTCATTTGAATCTCCTTTATGGTCCAACGGGTAACCGAAAAGCCCCGTTAATATTCTACTCACGTACAACATTCGGTTGTCAGTTATGATGTGAGGTTCCCTCCCCCAAATCAAAAATAGCAGGGAGATTTCTCCCCCTGCAATTAGTTTTAATTAACGTCCCAATTCTCAGACATAGCCATGAGGCCACCTGTTAACTGGATAAAAGTGTCCGTGATAGAACCTGTATCAAGGTCCGTAGTTCCCACGACAAAGGCTGCACTTGTTGCATTCAAGATGTGAAGCAGTGCAACTGGACAGTACAACTTGAGGTCAACCTGAGGCATTTCGAACTTCGCCCCTGTACTGGTAAGAACTTCGTCACCTGCAACCCACTCAGTCAGAACACCAGCTTGTGAAGCTGTAACCAGAAACCACTGATCGTAGTCTTTGGTGATTGAAGCACCAACAGCGTTAACGGCTGTATGAGGTGCAATTTCCCACTTGGTGTCCCAAAGTGCAGACACGAAAGGCTCATTAGCTGGAGCTTCAGGGGTGTCAAGCAGGTTGGTTACTGAGGTGTGTGCTAAGGTACAACGTAGTCTGATCTGTGCTGTACCGTACCATCTGATGTCACCGAACACATAAGCAGTTGCTCCGGCCCATGCTGTCTTGGTAACTTCGACTGTGGAAGCGGAAATGTCAGTTCCAGTGTCGGCAGTTGCTACAATAGGCTGACCATTGATGATCATTGCCTTGGTACCCGTAGCTTTAATGTTGGCTGGCACGGAATCGATTGCTACTGTCTGTGACTCACAATTAAACGTGTTCATTGCAGACACAAGATTCTGCATCGGTTTGTGACCGAACTTCTTTTCGATCTGTTCGATCTTTCTTACTGTTACTAAACTGTTTGCCATGATGTTCTCCTATAAGGTCGGTGGTACCAGAAAGTCCACCTGTATGTTTGGCCCACTAACCTCTGGTTGTCAACGTGTGGGCTACCCTCCAATTGGTACAACTTAATTTGTTGGTAATTCAGTACCACCTCTATTAGACTCAGGTGGAAAATCTGGATCTAAACCTTTGTTCGATTCTTTCCACTCTTTAATTTCTTTGTCTCTCCGTTTCTGTAGCTGTAGCTCTTTGAATTCTTTCATTTCCATAGCTATGAAACCTTCATCTCTCTGATTCGTTTGTCTTCTTTTTCAAGGAACACTTTTGCTTCTTCTTCGGTCAGCACAACTGGTATAGCACCGTCTTTAGAAAACCCGTAAAAGGTTTTCGTCTGTGCATCAAAGAAGGCTGCAATCCGTTCTGTACCGTCAGGGTACTGCATGACAAGAATCGTGTACCGTTTCTCACCGTCCATGAAGTTCACCATGTAAGCTATGTCACCTAAAGGCATAGCAGCCCCTGGAACGTATGGCTTCTCGAAAAAGTTGGGTGTGGTTGCTGGCACAACGATGGTGTACATCTCACCGTTGTTACCTTCGATGCCGATGACTTTGTACTCTGCCTTGGCAACAGTCTCAATGGACGATCCAAGTGGTGCAATCTTTCCTGTGACACAGCCAAGGCCCCCGACCATCAGTAGGAGTGCCATTGCTATGGTTATGAGTTTCGATTTCATTTCATATGGTCCTCTTCTCTTTAAAGATTTTTCTGTAAAGTACCTTACAGCCCCAAGCTGTCACTACCAAAGCTGTGAACAGTGTGAGGCCAATCATTATCGTGTAGTCGAGTATTGTGTCCTTTGTGGAGGCATCCATGTCTACTGGCTACCTCCATCGGACGTTTCTGCTTTCTTATAGACTGCTGTCCTGCCGTTACCCCACGATCTTAATTCAAGCTGTTCCCATTTTAGTTCAGTGACAGAACAAATTTCCCTTCTAATATGATCATACATTGGGTGATCTGTTTTCATGTTGATGAAATCGTCTGTGATTAAAACCAAGTAGTCTCGTTTCATTTCCCCCTCCTACTTGGGCTGTTCGTCCCAAGGGCCGATTATGTATAATAACCTCTCACTACTACTTGTACACTTGTCCATCCAGGTGCTGTTCCAGTTCCAAAGTATTCTATGACACCATTTACGTCACAAGAAACTTTGCCACCCCAAGGAAAATTATCATTGGCAATCTGGTTCTTTGCTGTTAGTACGTTTATTGTATTCGTGTTACCATTTTTCCTAAACGAAAGGCTTTTGCCTTTAACAGTGTTAACCATGGATAGTATTATTAGTTCTACTGCTGTGGCACCTACAGGAAGAATGCCAGCACCACCAGGACCAAGGTCCCAACCATTCCACGTTCCATCTAACGTCAGACCTGTTTGGTCCACATCTACAGTAGCTGGATCTCCCCTATCAATATACTGTCCTGCAATAAGGACACCGCTAATTTTTTGTGCCATTAGAAATACCATCCTCGTATATTTATTTCGATATTGTCCCATGCTCCTGGTGCGGGATTAGTGGCAAAGTACTCAATGACCCTGTTAACATCACAGGATACTTTTCCACCAAACAGGTGTGTTACTGCTGCAACTAAGCACTTTCGTTCGAGAGCGTTCTTGTCATTTGAATTTCCGTTCTTTCTGAAAGACAGTAGCTTATCAATGTTACCCGTTACGAATTGAATTGCCAATTCTACTGCTATTGCACCTGCCGGAACTACGGAAGACATGTCCCAAGCTACCCAAGTACTATCAAGTGTCATGGCACCATGGGCAAGATCGGATGAGGAATTATCTCCTCTGTCCACATATTGTCCTGCAATTGGGACACCACTAATTTTCTGTACCATTTTATTACCTTACGTCCCTACTTAAAGAACAGGACATCTTTTTACTTCTGATTTATGTGTACCAACCGCCTACTGTTACGTTCTGTTTTGACCAAGTTATACCATCACTACCAAGATACTCTACAACCCTGCCCGAATCACAGGCCACAGTAAAATCATAGGTTATAGTGCCGTTCGCAACTATTGTTCTGGCTATGACAGCATTAGACGTATTGGAGTTACCGTTTTTTCTAAATTGTAAGGCCTTTCCAGCTACATCACCTTGAATAGTTATTCTAAGAAGAACTGCTTTTGCACCAACAGGCACTATGGATGATAAATCCAGATTTCTCCATGTATTGTCACTGGTGAAGTTTCCCACAACATAATCACCAGTTGAAGGATCTCCACGGTCAATGTATTGCCCTGCAACAGTGACTCCTGATATCGTTTGAACCATAATTATACTCCACAGTGCTCTGCCAATTGAGCTACGGGCCGATTGATTGTTTGGTGGAGTCCGTTCGGTAGGGGCTTTAACCGCCGTGTACCTACTGGTAACTGCCGGACACCGACAGTCCTGAGTGGTTTCCCTGAGGTACCACGTGGTCACTTACCTCCTCAGTCTCCGAAATTTTTGGAGCAGATGACAGGATTCGAACCTGCAACTTCGGGGTGGAAGCCCAACGTGTGACCGTTGACACCACACCTGCTCAATGGTGGACCGTGTAGGGATCGAACCTACGACCTATTCCGTGCAAGGGAATTGCTCTCCCTGCTGAGCTAACAGCCCACAATGGAAAGATCATTCAGTTTCGATGTCAGTTACGTGCATCCGGCCTGACCACCATTGCACTGTAGTCGAATTGCCCTCTTTCCATAGTGGTGGCTTTTGTTTTTTCACAGGAATCAACCACCGAACCTGTCAATCTGTGGATGCTCCAGGGATCAAGTCCCTTCACACATCCATTGCACGGTTTTTTATTTCAGTCGGCCATACCGTGGGAAACCGACTACTTCATAAACTCTTTGTCTCCCAAGTAAGTTAAGTACTAAATCCTGGTTGTCAAGTGGTCGGCAACCCCCTTTAGGTCCGGAGACAACCTAAGTAAGTGGTATAGCTCTGAAACAAAATTTAAAATAATTTACTTTTGAACTGAATATGTATACGTATTTGTGTCAAAACAATGGTATCAGGTGTCGTTAATGGTATCACGAATGGATCATATGAGGCGTTTATGACCCGTATACGACTCAGGACGTGGACACGTTTTACACACATGTACCCGTTGTGGACACGTTTTGCCACCAGAAAATGTGTTTTACCACGGATGTCCATAAATATAACCACAAATATCCGTAAGAGGCAACGGCATCGTTCCGATACCTGTACAAAGAATTGTATCCCCACGTACAATCTCTTGTAGGTATAGCTACAATATAGCTACATCGTAGCTACCTTGGGAATCGTGCAAATGGGATAGCTGTGAAACTGGTTGCTGATACGTGTCGGATACCGTCTCAGATGCAGCTACTGATAGATATGGGAATGCCAGCTTCTGCTATTAGTTACTGAGCTATACCAGCGTCCAGGTCTGTCGATAATATTGCCGTGTCGTGGACGTGGTGGCGTAAGGGACGTTCTGAGGTTCATTCGTGTATCCCTCTGATTCTCAGGATGGATATCCTCCGTCCCAGGTTTCCAAAAACCTATAGAGATATATAAGTAGACAGTTACAATAGTAAGAGTACTGCGTACTACTGTTACTGTTAAACTGTAACTGTAACTGACAGCAATAGACAGTGATTCATATGATCTCTATAGATCTCTATAGGAATCCCTTGTAGACATTGGCTCTCAGAAGGACCCGTCCGACCTTGCAATCATTGCAAGAAATATGCAATCATTGCAACTTATACCTGTCACCATAAATTATCGGTGTCACCATAAATTCTTATTTTAAAATATCCCGAAAAATAAAATACTGTCCTGGCTTGTGTACGAACCTATATGTTTCACTTACGAGTCCGGCCCGTCCAGAGTTCCCCCCCACGCCCCCGGTACCCTATCCCCCCCACGTTCCTTATTGTAGTTGGTTCTCAATAGCA